ACCCTCTGGATTACCACTTGAATTAAGGGTTGTAGTATTAAATGTAAAACCTGGAAGAATACAACCCACAGACCAAGCTGAAGAAAGTGAACCTGCTGATGGTCCTGGATGTATTAATATATAACCTCTATCCATTTTATTTGTTCCATCAGCTGAGTATCTGTATGAGGTACTATCCCATTTTGCAAAATCTGATGATACAGCAAAATGATCTCCATGTTTTTTAGAATTTCTATTTCTAATAAGATATGTACCTGTTTTAATACAACTAGCATCATTTGATGAAGGATTATTACTAGCATTTACTGCAATTTTATTATTATTAAAAGGCCTTTCAGATGTTGGTAAAGCATATAATAAGTTTCCATTTTCATCTAATACTTCCATTATTCCTAAAGTTGCTATCCCATCATCAACTAATCGAGTTATTCTCATTCTTACAACTAAAGGATCATCAGATACTACTTCGTCTTTTTCTGTAATTTTTTTAAGTTGTTGTTGTTTTGGAGACACTACCTCATTTGTTTTAGGTTCAATAGGTGGTAATGGTTCTTTAAATCTAGGTACTGATATAGTATCTATAGTGGTCTTCCATGATTGAACATCTATATCATGATTAATTCCTTTAACTATTATATCTATACTATCTTTTTCATAAGATGGAGGTAAGATATCATCTGTTATTCTAAACTTTTGAAATAATCTCATCCCAGATAGACCTTCTAATTCTAAATTTAAATTAAAAGGGAGGAAAAATGGATTAGGAATTTTTGAAGCTGCAGTTAATACACCAGATGCCATTTGAATATAAGAACTATAGTTTTCTGTAAGATCACTACAAATTGATGGAGTAAAATTGTATGTTGAAGCATTTGCACCATCTAATTTTCCTTGTAATAAATACATTGCTCCAAAAGGAGAGATTTTTTCTGCATTAGAAGAATAATATATTTTTTCTGAGTACATATTTAAACACTTTTGAAGTGGTGATATTTCTTCCTCATTTTTAGAACTATCTGTAAAATCTACTTTATTTGGAATAATCCTATCTATTAAACCTTTATTATAATTTGAAAAAGATAAAGAATTACCTTGAAGATTATTACCATTACTTTGAGCTCCAATAGTTATCATTGTAGCAAAATTACTAGGAATTTCAGCATCTAATGAAATATTAGTTACAAAAGATCCTTGATCTTTTTTTACTCCAAATACATTTAATTTAGCAAAGTTATCAATATTAGATGTTGTAAGTCCTGGTTGAGGTGTTTCATCATATATTTTAAATAAACCACTAACTTCATCATAAGTACACCTAAAATTATTTCTACTTCCCATAGATGAATTAATTCCTTCCAATATAGTTTTAATATAGGATAGAACAGAAATAGATCCATCTTCATCTTTAGAGGCATTTGCTAAAGCTTCAGCTAAAAATCTCATATTTAATAAAACATTACCTAATCTTCCTATATATTTATTATTCTTTACAAGGAAATGTTGATCTTTTAATAATGTTAAATTTAGTACTCCTCCTACCATATCAGTATTGTTTCCATCATCTAATAACCCATCAGGTTTTGAATATTCTACTAAACATTTACCTGGATTTGAACTAAAACCTGGAGGGAGAATAGACATATAATTTGTATCAAATTTCATGGAATTTTTTTCTTGTGCAAAATCAAATTTTATTAATGGAACCTTATCTTCATTTGCATTTGAAAATAAATTACAATTTTCTTGAATTATTTTCAATACTATAGCAAATTTTAAATATACACTTTTTCCTTCTTTTTGTCCTCCCCCTACCATTGTATCTCCGGTTAAGGTATTATTTATTAAAAATCCACCATTACTAACTCCATTAGTGTAGAAAAATGAACAAGTAGCAGGATTTCCATCTGGATCTGTTCCTGCTCCTACTCTATCCATGACCGCAATAGCAGATTGTTGCACATCATAAAATATTTTGTTTAATTTTGTATCATCTCTATTAGCTAATAATGGATTATTATTTATATTACTAACAGCAACAGCTTCTTCTTCATCCTGATATTTTTTAAATTCAGCCTTTGCCCAAACATTTATATCTGCTAATTTTTCATCTAGAGCTAATTGGCCCCCAGTTTTTTGATTCATTTCAGTTCTTGCAGATCCTGGCCATGAGTTTAATTGTTTATCTAAAGGACTATCACCTGAGGCTTCATCAGAAGTTACATTTTCAATTCCTTCTGTTACTCTCATTGCTGCTGATGGGCCAATTGCATCATCTAACCATGCTTTATATGTTTTTTTATTAGACTTAATAGGTGTTGTACCATTTTCATTTACATTACCAATTTTATCTTTTGAAGGTTGGGTAACATTTAATTTTAAAGATTCTGCTATAGAACCCATTCCTATTAGTTTAACTTCAACTTCATAAGAACCATCAGTTGTAAAAGACCATTTAAAATTAGTAATTTTACCATAAACAGCTTCATAATTACCACTATATTTTGCTCTTTCATCAGCAATTAATTTAAGCATCTTATATTGATCTTTATTACCTTTATATTCTCCTGGATTTAGTAAAAAATTTAATGGGGCTGATTTGAATCCATCCATACTTTGTATAGTACCTATTTCTAAATCACTTACTCCTGTTTCTGCATTTGAAGAATTAGGTACACCATCTCCATTAGAGTCTGCATTTGAATTTAAATATACAGACCAACCAAATTCTAATAAAAGAGTATATCCAGGTCTTAAATATAAAACATCTAATAGTTGAAATTGTTCTTTACTAAAACATTTTATTTTAACTGTAGCTTTACTTAAAGCTCCATTATTATAATAAGTAGTTTGTGCTGATGTTATCCCTGGCATAGGTACATATCCTCTATTACCTGTACCGCCCCAACCATAAGCTCCATTAAATAAACCATTACCATAATTCAATCCAGCATTTTGTCGTGCATTTCCTGCTGTAATAATTGTATCTCCTACACTATCAGTAATTTTTGCATCTACATCTTCTTGGGTTGCTTCCCTTTCATCCTTTAAAGATATAGCTCCTCCTTGAAGAATAAAGGCTTTTGATAATTTATTACCTTTAATAAGTTCTCCATCAACACCTACTGCAGTTAATCTATCTAAAACGCTATCCTTATCAAGTGATCCTGATAAATCTACAGAGCTTGCTAATCTTAACCAAGGGGTTTTAGTTGTATAATACTTTAAATTATCAGCTGATATTTTTGATACTTGACCTAATGCTCGTTGTCTAGTTTCTATTTGGGATTTTACAAATCCTTCAAATGGATCTCCTATTATATTACCCATAATATTAGTTTCTATTTAATGTATTATAATTATCTACTATAGATGTTGTATTTTGAGGAATTCTTATTTGGGTTCCTATAGGAATAAATAAAGAATCAAATGGTATTTTATTTGGATTTGCAGTAGAAATAATCCACCATAAAGATACATCACCATAAAATTGGTATGCTAAATTATCTAATCTATCCCCAAATTCTGTTATAGCATATATATCATTCCCACTTAAAGGAATTAAGGGATATTGTGCTACATTAGTATATTCAACTCTTCCTCTTCTAAGAGTGCCCTTATTTTCTGTTAATCTTTGTGTTTCACTATATCTATTCATCTCCTTCTTCTTCGTTACCTATGCTAACAGGTTGTACATATTTTGCTAACCCATTATCTCCGGAATAATTATTGTTTCTTCCATTATTTAAACTTATAAATGTTTCATTTCCTACTGCTTGTAATTCTCCTTCCTCATTATATAATAATCTTTGTCGTGAAGGTAAGAAATCTTCTACTGGAGTAAACGCTAAGCTGACTTCTATTCTATGAGGTAGTTCTTTAACTGAAGGATCTGGATTACCTTCATTATCTATTGCTATTTCCCAAGTAGTATCATCAGGTATTGTATAAGTTAAAGATGTTATTACACCTGGTACTTCATACAAATAACCACCAACAGTCATTCTAATCATATTTCCTCTCATAAATCCATTTAAACCATAATCAGGTGCTAAAGATGAAGCTAAATGATTTAATTTAGCAAACATAGGAATTAATTCTGCTTTAGAAGTAGCCATTATAGTAAAACCCATAGATATATCTCTAGTAAATCCACTATAGTTTTTAAATACATTACCTCTACCTACATATTGAACATCATTCCAGGTTGCTGCATAATTGTCTGTGAAACCATTTATATATGCTCTAAAATGCATATATGTAGCGTTTTTGCCCTTATCTGCTCCATTGCTAATTACTGCAATTCTAAATTTTACAAAATCATCAATAGGTAAAGAATGATTAGGACCCTCAGATTCATATAATTTTAATGCTGTTATTTTATCTAAAGCATTCATATCAAAAGCAGGTACACCATAATTAAATACATTTCGTTCTGGAGTATTACGATCTGTAAGATTATAAGTAAAATGTTGTCCTGGATCTCCTAATGCTACTCTTATTGCTTTGTTTTTAGTTTTATAATTTGGAGCTTTTCCAATAATTTTAGATATAGGATTAGAATTTGTAAGTTGGGGATTATTATCCTGTTTGATTACAAAATTTATAAAACTACTAGGATATAAGAAGTTAGATGTACCTAATTCAGTATTTACATAAGTTCTAAAACTCTTTCCATGTAATAAAGTAGAAACACCACCACTAGAAACTCCACTATATCTTGGAGAAGATGAGGCTAAATTTTGATAATTTCTTATTGCATTATATGTTGGTCTATGTTTAAAAATATTAGTTTTACCAATACCTAATATAGAACCAGGTCCTCCTGCATATGAATATAATATTGGAGTATCGGGATTTTCTGATGTTGCCTTAGGATTATAATTAAACTTAGCTGCAGGACCTGTTATAGCTGAAAAAGCCTCATTAAGTGCATCATCATCATTTGCTGTTCCTGTTGATATAAAACTTTCTAAATTAACTAGTCTATTTTCATATCCTTCTTGACTATTATTTACAACTACAGAATAAGGATTTAGAGCTCCTGCTCCTCCTTTAGCATTTCTATTTGCACCTGAAGGTCCACCAAGTGATCCTACAGGATTTATACCATTTTTATTTAAATGTATACCTGCCCATCCTAAACCAGCATCAAGTAATGTACCAATAGGTAAATAAGCACCTTGATTCATAGCTCCCCCAAAATAACCAAGACCAAAAGATGCTTGTGTTTTAACACTTGCCTTTGATAGTAAATTTTGCTTTAATGTAAAGAATAAACCTCTTGGTGATTTTAAATCAATAAACATTTGAGCTAATCTACTTATATCTGTAATTGCTTTAACAGGTGCTAAAAAACCATCTCTTAATATAAAATCAGGACCTGATCTAAGAGGCATTCCTTCTCTTCCATATCCTATTCCACCAGGAATATCTTTTACTATATAAGGTTGATTACTCGAAGCACCAGCAGGCCTATCCCCACCAAATCTTAAACTCTTTAAGTTTGTTTTTAAATTAATTAAACGACCTGGAGTTTCAGGTGTTGGAGATATAGGCATATTTTATTTGTTTATGCTCCTGATGGTAAGTTTTCCATATATCTAGTTAATCCATCTCCTACAGCCAATGATGTTGGAGAAGGTAATGCTCCATTTCTTGGAGAAACTGCACCACTGTTTGGATTATCATTTAATGAATATTCATTGTGCATAGTTGATTGATCAAATTGAGGTATTGGTGGAGTTGCTCCATTATCTAAAGATAAAGGAGAACCATCATCTCGTAGTAAGTTTAATACTGATTTATTATCTGCCATTTTGTGTATTTTTATTAATTATTAATTTATTATAAATATTATCCCATTCTAGAAGTTACAAGTGCTAAGGATTTACCAACTTTATTCCCATCCATAAACACATCACCTCCTTTTCTAACTTCTGATATTAATTCTTTTAGTAAGGCAACAACTTCTCCATTATTTCCCCCACCACCACTACCTAAACTAGTTCCACCAACTATAATATCATCTTTTCTAAACTTTTGAATTGGTTGTCCTGGTCTTGAAATAAAATCTGCTGCTGTACCTCCTCCTGCAGTTGCTGATTTATAATCTTTAGCTGCTAAGCCTGCATCTATTGCTACTGATGCGGCTGTTCCTAATCCAGGGATAGTACTAGCTGCTCCTGAAGCTAATTCTAATGCTGCTCCTGCAAAATCACCCTTCATTGCTCTTTGTATACCAAATCCTACACCAGCTAATAAACCAATAACTGGTATTTTTTTAAGTAGTGATTTACCAACAGCTTTTACTCCTAATTTTGCACCTACTTTTAATCCTGTTTTACCTGCCATTTTACCCCCTTGCTTTGCTAATTGATCTTTTGCTGCCTTACCTCCAAATCCTGCTGCTATTTGTTTAGTTGAAAATTTTCCTGATGCTTTTGTTAATGCTTTACTTCCTTTTGATGAAAATAAAGATTTTATCTTACTAAAAGCACCTCCAAATCCTCCTTTACCCATTCTTACATACATAGGATTCATAGCTGATCCCAGTTTCATTGCTCCTACACCTAATGCAATTGCTCCCCCACCAATTAAAGCTGTAATTGGATTATCTTTAATTAGAGTAAATAGTTTTTTAATCATAGGAACAGCTAACATAAGTGTATCTCCTACTTTACCTATTAATGATCCTGCTGCAGCTAATCCCTTTTGAAAAGTTTCACTATTGGCAAATTTTGCAATAGCTTCTGCTACTTTAGCAGCTAAAGGTGCTAGTGAATTTGCTAATACTGATTTTGCTTGCTCTAGCATTCTTTGAGAAGCTTCAGCTGTTTTTCCTTGTTTAACTGTATCTGCTAATTCGCTTTTACTAAGTAATGCTATTGCCTCTTTTCTAGTTTTTCCATCTTTCATTAATTCATTTACCTTTTTTTCAGCAGCTTCTCTTGTACGAGCATCCATTTTACCAAGTTTATTTTGGAGTAAACGAGTTTGATTCATTTTATGCATTTCATCAACACTTATACCTAAACTATCAGCTAGAGCTTTTTGTTGAATTTTATTACCTTTAGTAGAATCATAATTTGAAGCAAGAATTCTTTCCATTTCTTTAGCTACTGTAACTTCATCTCCTCTTAAAGAAGCAGATCTAAGAGCTTCTAAATTAAGATTTTTACCTAATAATAATTCAGCAGCCATTTCCTTCTCAATAGAAGATTGAAAATCTAAATTTGTTTCCCCAGCAGCTGCTACTTGATCTAATGTCATTCCTAATCTTTTAGCTTGGAATGCTGCTTTTGCTAATGCTTCGGGATTTGCGCCAATATTAGCTATTGAAGATGCTGATGCAGATGCAACTTCTTCCATTACATCATTCATACTAATAGCAGATTTAGTTGAAAAATTTAATCCTTTTACTATAGCACCAATTTCATCACCAGTACTACCAAATTCTGTTCCTGCTAGTGTTGCTACTTTAAATAATCCTTGTGTAGCTTCTTCACTTAAACCTAAAAAATGAGAATATTTTTGGTAATTGTTTATTTGTTTTTCAGACATCATTACAGATGTACCTGCTACTTTATTTAAACCAACTAACGCTTTTTTAGCTTCCTCAAAATTAAGATATAAATTACTACCAGCCATATCTGCTAAAGTATTTTTCATATCTTTAGCACTAGTATTTGCTCCCATAAAAGCTTTCCCTAAATCAGCTGTTTTTTGTGCGAATTTTTGACCTAATTTTAATAATGACATAAAACCTTTAACCATAAGGGATATTATTGCTACAGGATCTTTTATAAATCCTATAAAACTTTTACCTAATGATCCTATAGCTGCTCCTAATACTTTAAATTTACCAGTTAAACCTGATGAATTTTTAGCCACATCTAAAGCTGCTGCATTTGCATTATCTAGGGCATCGCTTATACTTCCTAATCCTAGCTTACCTGCTAAAGTTTTAAGACCACCTAAAGCAGCTCCGGTAAGACCCATCTGTTTAGTAATTTTAGCAGATAAATCTACTTGTTCTTGTAAACCAGCTTCAAATTCTTCATTATAACTTTGAACTTTATCTAATTCATTATTTAATGCTTTTTTTTGCTTTAACTCACCCTTACCTAACATAGCAATTTGGTAGTTTATAGCCTTAATTTTAGCTTGTCTTTGTTGGATAAGTTTTGTAGCATCAGCTTGTTTAAAAGCTCCTTCTGCTGCTTTAGTATTAGCATTTGCTAAATCTTTTGATACTTTAGCTAGTGAATTTAATGATCCTGTAATATCTTTAGCAACAGATTTAGCAACAGTATCAGTTGATGATAATGCTTCTTGAAATATAGATCCTACTTTATCGGCAATATTTCTTAAAGCATCTTCAACAACACCCGCTGTTTCCTTTGCACCTTGTTCTGCATCTATTTGAGCTTTACTCTTTTTGGCCATGGAGGTATTTTATTATAAATATTGAAAAATATTATTTTCTCGATGCTTTAGCAACATATGAAGGAGGTGATACTGTTCTTTTAGAAGGTATTTTAGATTTGTTAGGATTAGCTAAATCTATATCATTATTACTTTTAGGATTATTAGCTTCTGATTGTTCTCTATTGAATTCTGCTATCTTTTTAAAAGTAAAATTACGAAGCCACATAGGCATATTATATATAGTATCCCAATCATAACCTCCTTTACCATTAAATACTATATCATGAATTTGAGAAAATAAATTACTTCTATAATTTAGTGCTTCACTCGGCGTCAGGGAAAAAAAAATTTAAAGAAATTGGTACATCTATTTCTTCAAGCTCATCAAACTCATTAGTAATTTGAGTTTTTAATTCTATATCGGGTTGGATTTTTATTATATGATCTCTAAGTGCTTTTGCATCTCGAGCTAAAAGATAAGTATCAACAAAATCTCTAACAGTTTTACCAGATGAATCACCTTCTACAGAAGTTATTAAATACTTCATTCTTGTAGAAATTTCAGGAGATGTTCCTTTATTTATTTTTTGAATACCTTTAATTTCTGCTTCTATTTCTTTATCTAAACCGTCAGTTAATAATCTATATGTTAATTTTGTTCCTGAATGGGGTAGTGTCCAATCAAATTCATTTTTACCTCCAGTAAATAGTTTTTCGTCTATTTTTTTATTTTCTAATAAACTTAAATCTACTGTATGTGCTTGACCATTGTATCTTATTTGATAATCTTTACCATACCCTAAAATACGAGATGCTATTAATATTGCATTTTTATCTCCAATAAATAAATCTTTTAATTTTACATCGGTAATAATTAAAGATTGTAATAATTTATCTAATACAATACCTTTAGCTATATAATTTTGATTAGTTAATATATCTTCTTCTCTAGCAGTCATATATTTCATTTCAATCTTACCAGATTTTAATGGGTGACCTTCAGGATATAATAAACCTTTTGATGGTAATTCTACTTCTTCTGTTGGGAACTTAAATTTATTTTCAGACATAATTTTTATTTGTTAATAACTTTGTTTTATTATACATATACAATATACAAAAAAGCTTGACGAACGCCAAGCTTAAATGTAAAATATTTAATTTTTTTTAGAAATTTAATACACAATAATCCATTCCAATTGTTAGTGAAATATTCATTACAGTAGTATCATCATCCCAATTCATATCTCCAAATGAAGCATCTTTAATAAATGCACCTTTAATAATCCATTCAGAAACTACATCTCCTACAGGACCTAATACATCAATTGTAAGATCTTTTTTATAAAAATCAGAATAACCATCTCTACCAGTAACTGATTCATGATGCAATCTTGTCCACTCCATTACTGCTTGTGCTCCTGAAGGTGTAATCGGATCGAATAATTCCATTGTTAAATCATTCCATTTTAATTTTCCTTTTACTTTTCTATAGGTGTTTATATGATTTAATACTATTTCATCCTGCGCGAACCCCATGCCTGTAACTCCTTTAATTATATACGATGGTATACCGTCTACATACAGTATAAATCTATTGGCTACCTTTGGTTCAAAAGCTGTGAAAAATATTTCGTTTGGGTCTAATACTGCCATTTTTGTTTTATTTTATTTTATTATAAATATTATTACTTTATATTTTTACGCTGGAAAAGTTGCTCCTGTTGGTAAAATGTTGAAATCTAGGTAAATAAATTCTGCTGTTTTAGTTGGTTGTAAATAAACTGCACCTATTAGTTGATTTCTATCAATTACATCTGGTGTGTTATTTGTATTATCCATAACAACTTTAAAAGCATATAAACCTTGTCTTTGTTGTACTGATTCTAAGTATGGGTTAACTTGGCTTAAGAATGTATTTCTTGTAGCAGCAGTATTTTGTTCAAATACTAAAGTATCAGCGATCTGTGAAATGTAGTTTTTAAGTGTTATTAACAATCTTCTTACATTTACTCTATCTAAAGCTGATGCTTTTGTTTGAAGTGTTTTTTGTCCAAATACTACAATTCCAGTTCCTGGGAATGTTGCAATTGGATTAACTTTTGCTGTATATAAAGTATCTCTATTTGCATTAGTTAATTTTCTTTCTGCTTGTCTAACTGATCCTAACCCACCTCTATTAATACCTGCTGGTGCAAACCAAGGCTCACCTGCTCTATCATTATAAGCATAAACTCCTGGTATTAATGTTGAAGCTGGTACCCAAACTAATTGTCTTGAATCTGGGTCAGTAACCATTAACCAAGGCCAATAAGTAGCTACATATGATGAATCTACTGATGCTGCTGTTGATCCAACTTGTGTTAAGGATGAATTATAATTTGCTAAATCACCTACAAATATTGCATCACCTCTATTTTCGCAATTTGATTGGATTGTTGTCCAACCTGCTCCAGTAGTACCATTATCTAATATTAATCCTGGTGCTGTAATTACGTTATATCTATATTCATCTCTATTTGCTAATAATCTAATAGCATCATCATAATCAGCTCCTACTAAACCTTGTTGGTTTATATTATCAATTTCAGAATAAAAATTATGTGGTTTTAATGGCACGGATACAGTTCCTCCTGTTCCATTACCAACAGCAGAACCAAATGATCCTGATTGAGCAAATGGTAAAGATGCTGTAAATTGAGATTTTGCATTTCCATCATTATCTAAATAATTTGGAGTTTGTTTATCTACTTTACTAACTCTAACAAATCTTGAAGCATTTGGAAATGAACCTGATGTTTGTAAATAAACATCTGATGAGCCAGCACCCCTTAATGAATCTGTTTGATCACCAATTACTCTTGAGATATAATTTGATGCTAAAGGATCTAATGATAAATTAGGATAAGTTTCAATTACTGCTTTTGAAGAATTAGTATCATTACCTTGTCTAATTAGTAATCCAAATGTTCCTGATGAAGTATTTGGTGTTGTAATTTCCCATCTATAATTATCAGCTGATCCTGATCCTAAAGTTCCATTATTTCCACTAGGTAAACTTGCGTCACCATATCCACTGTTATAAATTGCACCATCTCCAATTGTTTCTAATTTAAAGGCTTCAAAATTAGGTATATCACTAGCTTTTAAAGTTAAAGATAAAGCTGTTTGTGGAAAACCCATATTAGCAGCACCTACTGTTATTACATCACCTACAGCATAGCCTTCTGATTGTACCCCACTTGAAAGTCCTGTTGTTTCAATAAATAATGAAGTTCCAACTCCTAATGTTAATGTAAGAACACCTGTACCTGCACTACCACCTCCAATTGCTGTATTTAAAGTAGCTGCATCCCAAATAAATGTATCACCTTGTGAATACCCTGAACCTGTTGTGGTTGCTGTTAAAGCAGTTATTGAAGCTGCTCCTGCACCACCACCAAAAGTTAATTCAAATTGAGCTCCTGTTCCTGTATTTACTCCACCTGAAGGGGCAACTACTGTAGCAACCATATCATCAAAATCTGAAACTGTATTTACTGCTTGAGTAGGAGATGCTTGAAAATAATCAAATGAACCTGATAATTTACCTGCTGAATTGTCTGTTGTAACAGTTAATGTTAAACCTGTACCCGAACCTCCTGTTGGAGTTACTAAACCTGAAAATGCAACTCCTCCATTACCTGTATTTGGAGTCATAGACCCAAATAAATTAGTACCATTAAGTATAGTACCTGTTTCTTCTGTACTTTGAATTCTTGATGAAGTTGCAGGTGTTATAGATGCTGAAGCTACTCTAGTTACTAGTAAAGTTGCACCACCATTTTGAAAGTAATTATAAGCAGAAATTGATGTAAAATAAGTATACTGATTAGATCCACTTATGAATGTACTACCATAACTAGCTAAATACTCTGAATAACTAGTTATTAATGTAGGAACCTCATTTTGACCCTTTACTGTAGGACCAATGATTGCAGCTCCTGCTTGTATAGGACCTGCTGTTATTTGTGACTGGTCGTTTTCTCTTGCTAAAACACCCGGTGATATTAATACTTCTGCCATTTTTGTTTTGTTTTATTTTATTATAAATATTATATTTTTTCTTAAAAACTATTCTATTGGGGTAAATTCATTAGTTTCTAAAGAAATATTTCCTTTGCCATATCTCTCTTCCAATTGTAAAGCTATTCTTTTTTCTTCTTCTTGAATTTTTATTAATTCCACCCCTAATTCTTCTTTTCTTTTATTAAGATTCATAATTCCAATTTCAATTTCTCCTACTTGTCCAACTAAAATT